ATTATTAACTTACAGACGCTTTAAGGAGGTCTATTATGTTTGGAACAAGTTCGCTTACACTTTCAGTACCAGAAACTGCAAAATATCTGATGGATATTCAGAGAAATAGTATTGGGATGGATGAGTGGTTTAAAAGGTTTGATACTGCGTATGAGACGCACACTAATTACCCACCATACAATCTAGTGAAAGAAAGTAGTGTTGATTTCAGATTGGAAATTGCACTTGCCGGATATAAAAAAGAAGATATTGAAGTCACTACGGAATGGAATAAACTTTTTGTTGAAGCAAAGAAAACTGGGAATTCTGATGATGAGTATCTACATCAGGGATTAGCAAAAAGAGCATTTACCCGTACCTGGACTCTATCCGATGATGTGGAAGTCAAAGATGTTTCTTATGTTGATGGATTACTTACCGTCAAACTAAATAGAGTTATTCCGGAGCATCAGAAGAGAAAGGTATATGAAATCTTTTCAGAAGTTCATGCAAGAGACCAAAATGATCTCTTATCCGATGGCTCAAGCACACACAGTGATTGATCCAAAAACTCACAAAAAACAAAGAGTTCCAAAGGGAAAGGCAGTTCCTTTTAATCCTGGCGGCGGAGGATGTAAGGAAGAATAAATAGAATTGAATATCGTCGCCGCAGGGGAGCAACTGGCAAAATCCAGTTGACGCTCCCCCATTTTTTTGCTATAATGAGTTGAAGGAGAAAGATAAAAATGTCAATTAAACTTGCGCTATTAAAATCTGGAGAGACGGTTATTTCCGATCTTAAGGAAATTGTCTCTGATGAAAAACCTTGTGGATATATTTTCAATAAACCATACAAGGTTCTCACAGAAAGATCTATTCTGTTGACAGAGGAAGTGGATTATGATGCAAAAATTCAAGTATCTTTGTCCGCTTGGATACTTCTTACGCAGGATGATCAGATTTTAGTTCCGTTGGATTGGGTTGTGACTATTGTTGAACCGCTTAATTCAGTTAAAGATCTTTATGAGGAAAGAGTAAATGGACAAAACAGTTAAGTGTCTTTTGTTGAAAGTTGACAATGTAATTGTCACCGAAATTATTGAGGTTGGATCTGAATTGGGAGAACCAGATTGTAAACTCATTAATCCATATCGTATTGATGAGGAAGGAAATCTTACTCCTTGGCCTGATGTAACTGACCAAAGAGAAATGATGATTCATTCCGATAGTATTCTTACTATTGTCGATCCAAAAGAAGAAATTATTGAAAAGTATCTTGAATTAACTGCCTGATGAGATTTTATACAAATGTTCAAATGGTCGGGGATCATTTCTTGATTCGTGGTTATGAAAATGGTAAACATTTTATGACCCGTGAGAAATTTTACCCGACTCTTTTTGTCCCCTCAAAAAAGAAAACAAAATATCAAACTTTGACAGGAGATTGTGTAGAAGAAGTTCAACCAGGATCTGTAAGAGAATGTCGTGAGTTTGTTAAAAAGTATGATGGTGTAGAAAACTTTAAAATTTATGGAAATACGGGATACATTTATCAATACATTTCTGAAATGTATCCCGAAGAAGAAATTAAGTTTGATATTAATAAAATTAAACTAACTACTCTTGATATTGAAGTTGCATCTGAAAATGGATTTCCAGATCCAGAATCTGCTGCTGAAGAAGTTCTTTTGATTACAATTCAAGATTATGCTTCAAAGCAAATTCGCACTTGGGGGGTTGGTCCTTTTGAAAACAAGCAAAAGAATGTGATGTATAAATCTTTTGCAACCGAAAGAGATTTATTAAACGATTTTATTGCTTGGTGGATGACTGAAGATAATACACCGGAAGTTGTAACTGGTTGGAATATTGAGTTATATGATATTCCATATCTTGTACGTCGCATGGATCGTGTTTTGGGCGAAAAACTGATGAAACGTATGTCTCCTTGGGGACTTGTTACTGAAAGAGAAGTTTTTATCAATGGTCGTAAACATATTTCTTACGATGTTGGTGGTATTACCCAACTTGATTATTTGAATTTGTATAAGAAGTTTACTTATAAAGCGCAGGAATCTTATCGCCTAGATTATATTGCCGAAGTTGAATTGGGGCAAAAGAAATTAGATCACTCTGAATTTGATACATTTAAAGATTTCTACACTAAAGGGTGGAAGAAATTTGTAGAATATAACATTATTGACGTAGAACTTGTTGACCGAATGGAAGACAAGATGAAATTAATCGAACTTGCGATTACGATGGCATATGACGCTAAAGCAAACTATGCTGATGTTTTTTCTCAAGTTAGAATGTGGGATACAATCATTTACAACTATCTGAAAAAGCGGAATATTGTTATCCCTCCCAAAGAACGTTCTGATAAAGATTCAAAGTATGCTGGTGCTTATGTTAAGGAACCTATTCCGGGAATGTATGATTGGGTAGTATCGTTCGACCTTAATTCACTATATCCACATTTGATTATGCAATTCAATGTGAGTCCTGAAACTCTTGTAGAAGAAAAACATCCAACAGTAACAGTTGATAAGATTCTAAATCAGGAATTGACATTTGAAATGTATAAGGATTATGCAGTGTGTGCCAATGGGGCAATGTTTCGCAAAGATGTGCGCGGATTTCTTCCGGAACTAATGGAGAAGATTTATAAAGATCGCACCATTTACAAAAAGAAAATGCTTACGGCGAAACAGCAGTATGAAAAAACACCGACGAAAGAATTGGAAAAAGAGATTGCTCGCTGTAATAATATTCAGATGGCAAGAAAGATTCAACTAAATTCTGCTTATGGTGCTATTGGAAATAATTTTTTCAGATATTATAAATTGGAAAATGCGGAGGCAATTACTCTTTCTGGACAAGTTGCTATTCGTTGGATTGAAAATAAAATGAATACTTATCTGAATAAAGTCCTTAAAACTAATGAGGTGGATTATGTTATTGCTTCAGATACTGATTCCATTTATCTTAATATGGGTCCTTTGGTTGAAAATGTATACAAGGGAAGAGAGAAAACTACTGAAGGCATTGTTTCGTTCCTTGACAAGATCTGTAAGGTGGAACTTGAAAAGTATATTGAGAGTTGCTACCAAGAATTGGCAGAATATGTAAATGCCTACGACCAGAAGATGCAGATGAAGCGCGAGAATATTGCTGAGCGTGGAATTTGGACTGCTAAAAAGCGTTATATTCTTAATGTCTGGGATAGTGAAGGTGTTCGTTATGAAGATCCTAAACTTAAAATGATGGGTATTGAGGCAGTTAAATCTTCTACTCCTGCTCCCTGCCGTCAGATGATTAAGGATGGACTTAAATTGATGATGAGAGGCACCGAAGATGAGGTAATTAAATTTATTGAAGAATGTAGAGTAAAATTTAAGTCTCTTCCTCCAGAGCAAATTGCTTTTCCACGCACAGCATCTGATGTGCGTAAGTATGCTTCTTCTTCAACCATTTATGCCCATAAAACTCCAATTCATATTAGAGGGTCACTTCTTTTTAATTATTATATAAAAGAGAAAAAACTTAATAACAAATATTCTTTGATTTCAAATGGTGAAAAAATTAAGTTTATCTTTTTAAAAAAACCAAATATTATTCAGGAAAATGTAATAGCATTTATTCAAGATTTTCCAAGAGAACTTGGTCTTGACAAATACATAGACTATGACTTACAATTTGAGAAGAGTTTTATTGATCCACTCAAGTCTATTCTTGATTCGATTGGATGGAAAGTAGAAAAAACAACAAGTCTTGATTCATTTTTTATCTAATGAATTTGCCGATTACTAAACGTGAATTTGAAAAAATTCTAGAATTACTTAAAAAAACTGATGAAAAGCAGTTATATAATAAATTGTGGACTTTTAATTTCAACAGGAACAAATAATTATGGACTTTCTTAAAGATATAGTAAAAGAAATCGGAGGCGAATATACGCAACTTGCTTCTGATATTGAAGAAAAGGAAACTTATGTTGATACGGGTTCATACATTTTTAATGCACTGGTTTCAGGTAGCATTTTTGGTGGTGTCTCTGGGAATAAGATTACTGCTATTGCTGGAGAGTCTTCTACTGGAAAGACTTTTTTCTCTCTCGCCGTTGTTAAGAACTTTCTTGATTCTAATACCAATGGTTACTGTCTCTACTTTGATACTGAGGCTGCCATCACTAAATCTCTTTTAGAATCTCGCGGAATTGATACTTCTCGTCTTGTGGTTGTTAATGTCGTTACTGTAGAAGAGTTTCGTGGAAAGGCACTCAAAGCGGTAGATCTTTATATGAAAAAACCTGAAGGTGAACGTAGTCCTTGTATGTTTGTGCTAGACTCTTTGGGGATGCTTTCTACGAGTAAGGAGATTAATGATGCTCTGAATGATAAAGAAGTTCGTGATATGACCAAATCACAACTTATTAAAGGTGCATTCCGTATGCTTACTTTGAAACTTGGTCAAGCAAATATTCCAATGATTGTAACAAATCATACCTACGATGTTATTGGTGCTTACGTTCCTACAAAAGAAATGGGTGGTGGTAGCGGTCTTAAGTATGCTGCTTCTACAATCATTCATCTCAGTAAGAAAAAGGAAAAGGATGGAACGGAAGTCATTGGAAACATTATCAAAGCAAAGACTGCTAAGTCGCGTTTAAGTAAGGAAAATCAAGATGTGGAAGTTCGTCTCTATTATGATGAGCGTGGTCTCGATCGTTATTATGGTCTTCTTGAACTCGGTGAGACTGCAGGACTTTGGAAGAATGTAGCGGGTCGCTATGAGATTAATGGCAAGAAAATTTATGGAAAGGAAATTCTGAAAAATCCAGAACAATATTTTACCGAAGAAGTAATGCAGCAACTTGATGCTGCCGCGAAACAACAATTCTCTTATGGAACGAATTGAGACAACCATTCTCAGAAACTTAATATACAATGAAGATTACTCGCGGAAAGTTATTCCTTTCATACAACCAGATTATTTTGAAAGCAAACCCGAAAAAGTTATTTTTGAGGAAATTGTTCAATTCATTGTCAAGTATGGTTCGGCAATCACAATCGAAGCACTCAACATCGAGGTAGAAAATCGCAATGATTTGAATGAAACTGAAATTAAAGAAATCAGGGGCATTAATAAATCTCTCAACGATGCTCCGGTAGAAAAACAGTGGTTGCTTGACACAACCGAAAAGTGGTGTCGTGACCGTGCAATTTATTTGGCACTTATGGAGTCAATTCATATTGCCGATGGAAATAATGAAAAAAAGAATCGTGATGCGATTCCTAGTATTCTTTCTGATGCCCTAGCAGTATCTTTTGATAATAATATTGGGCACGATTACTTACAAAATTATGAAGAACGATATGAGTTTTATCACCGAAAAGAAGACAAAATTGAATTTGATCTTGAATATTTTAATAAAATTACCAAAGGTGGG